GTCCCTATGTCCACACCCACACTGTACAAAAAATGTACACTAATAATTGTATACAAAATGAACGATTTTATACGAAGTTGGAGACCCCCTTGGCACAGGTGGCGACATATATATCTCCAATCCACTCATTGGTGGCTAGTTTCATCCTGTTTAACATTTGTAGACCCTAATAGCACCTATCTATTTTTCATAAACTATTGAAATAGCTAAAAAAAATCTATATACTTTGAGGTGGATTACTATGTCTATTGAATTACAACGCATACAAGAGATAACCAATACTCTTGAAAAACGGCAACAAGAAAACAAACTAAACTATTACGAACCCTATAAGTTTCAAAAGAGATTTCATGAATCATCTTCAGAAGCCAACCAAAGATTACTTATGGCAGCTAATAGGGTGGGTAAGTCCTATGTGGGTGCTATGGAAATGGCTATACATTTGACAGGAGAATACCCTGAATGGTGGGAAGGTAGGAAGTTTGATAAGCCAATTAAGGCATGGGTATGTGGTGCGAGTAATGAAACTACAAGGGACATATGCCAAAAAGAATTATTTGGGCAACCTGATAATCCAAGAGATAAGGGAAAAGGGAGTATCCCTAAACACCTAATTGGTGAGACCACAAGGAAACCTGGTGTACCAAATGCTCATTCTTCTGTTCTAGTCAAGCATATATCAGGTGGGTGGTCTAGGGTTGCCTTTAAAGCATACGAAATGGGTGCTGAAAAATTTATGGGGGAGAGTATAGATTTGATATGGTTGGATGAAGAACCACCACAGGATATCTACTCTCAATGTATTACAAGGACATTAGATAGAAAGGGTATGGTTTATTTAACCTTTACACCTGAGTCAGGGATGACCGAAGTGGTACAAAATTTTACGAATGATTTACGACCTGGACAAGCATTGATAACTGCTGGTTGGGAAGATGCAGACCATTTAACTAAGGATATGAAAGAACAAATCCTAGCTGCTCTACCACCACATGAAAGAGATATGCGTTCCAAGGGGATACCAATGATTGGTAGTGGTTTAGTTTTTCCTGTCTCAGAGGACAGCTTGACCTGTGAACCCTTCGTGATTCCACCCCACTTCTCACGCATCGCAGGTCTCGATTTTGGCTACGA